GTGCTACTAATTTCTTAATCACCCTGCTAGTAGCCAACAAAGTAGAAGTAAACTTCTCTTAGGACACAAGGACTAACCCTGTCGGGGATAAAAATCTTTTTTAGATTTCTCACCGATTTTTTCTTGTGGATTCAGAAGACGACCAGGCTGTTGAGGCTTAATCAGTTTCCTAAATTGTTCTTTTTCTTCACCTCTTAGAGGTACATTAATTTGTGCCATATATCACCATTTAACTTTATTAGCCCAATATGCCGCAGACAGTGGTCCTTTAGCAATATTGGATGCATGACGAGCTTTAAAAGCTTCATTACGCTTTGAACCATCAGGACTACCTTGTGTACCCTGTTGACCAAAACGAATTGTCTTAACTGTGTCACCACTCTTAGCAACAACAATGTGACTCTTCTTAGGGTGACTAGGTGTACGCTTAGGTTTATTAAAACCAGATACACCAGCTCTTTCTAGACGTGGATCTTTTGCCATACTATTTTCCCTTCTTAGCAGTCTTAGCAGACTCTTTAAAGCTCTTATCTGTTGGCGCACCTTTAGTACCTACCTTACGCATCTTCTCTCCGGAACCCTCAGCTATTCGTTTCCGTTTAGCATGGATGTTGTCATACAATCCTTGTTTAGTTGCCATACTTTCTCCTATAACCAAGTGGTTTCTATTGGTTGATAATTACCTATACGCTGTGTAAAAGGTACTGTACTGTTTGTTAGCCTATCTCCGTGAGTTCTGATAACTTCAAGGGCAATAGCAAGGGCAATAACTGTATCGTCATTCTGACCCAGAATAGCGTTAGTCTTACCTGTATCGTCTGCTACGTAGTTCATCAGTTCACCGATGATAACCCTAGACGGAATCCAGATATCTTCCTGTTCAATAGCATTCTTCAAGAATCCAATGATAGCTGGTTTAGAGGCTGATGTTGTTCTCCAACCAATCCTGCTACCCTCTTCCTTGGATACATTCGCCATCTTAGTCTGATAGTACATATTCAGGTAACCCATTTGTGTTAACCTGTTCAATGTAGCAATACCCATACTGTTGGATTCTACTGCTAACAAAGCATTATTGTAGTACCTACCTAGGTAAAAGAGTAGATCACCAAACTGACTAGGATCAATCGTATTATTACGATAAACAGCACAAACCTCTCTTCGGGCATTGATAACCACGGCTGTAGAATAGTCCTTCCCAACACCCAGACTAACGTCAGCCCCAACAGCAAAAGAATCTTCAAAAGTAGGATACTTAAATATTTCAATCGATCCATCTCTGGCATCCTCCATCATAGAGGATTCAAAGTTAAATTCTCTCTTTGCTAATATTGGTTGTGGAACCAGCTTACTCAGCTTCTCAATGTTAAATACATTAGAGCCTGAAACAATAAATGCTTCCTCAGGTGTCGCAGGATACTCCTGACGGAACTTATCCTCACCACCCTCTGCAATCTTTAACCTTCTCCAGTATAATTGATCGTCACTAAGACCATATCTTGTGACTAATACTTCTTCATCTGTTGTTCTCTCAAACCCCTCAGGAGCCTTCCTACTGTACTCTGTCATCAGGTACCATGGAACAAAGATAGCGATATAGTCATTCTCACCCTTTACAGCTCCCTGCCATAACCTGTGAAATGAATTCCCTACCCCATTAGCTGTACTCTCAAGGATTACTTCGGTACCTTCCGCTTGGGAAATACCTTGGAATAATCCTGCTAGAATCTTTTCATCATGCCCCCAAAAGGCAACCTCTGAAAGGTGAGCAATCGTAGGAGTCGTTCCCCTACCAGCCTCAGGTGCTCCAGCCGTATATAACCTGTACCCTGAATCATTATGCTCAAACATAATTTCTTTTGCATTTGACTTCTTTAACACTGGTCTGAATGTATCAGCCATGTTATAGATAGTATTCCTGGACATACTGAATAATGCATCACTAGTAGCCGCATCATGCGCCATAACTACTGACTTGTTGTAAGCATTAAAGTAACTCTTCCAGAATACCCTACCTGTCGTGTATGTACTTAACCCCATCTGTCGAGCTTTTAATATAATAGCTCTGACTCTCCCTGTTTCCTTGAGTTGTTTCTCAAGTGCTTCATTCACAATCCTTTGAGCTTCATTAAACTCGAAAGATTGGAATCCCTTAGAGGAGTCCTTGGGTAAGATTTTAATTTGTTCTTTGGCGAATAACTCAAAGTTATTCTTGTATGAAGCTAATTTCTCTCGCTTCTTTAATTCCCTCAGAGCCTCTAGCTTATCAGAATTGTTTTGTGTTGTCATATTATAGATTAGCGATAGCTAAGCTATCTCCTTATGTAATAAAAATGTTTCTCTATTATGTACCGACTAACCCATTGATTTTCCTATAAAAATAATTCTAATATTTTTAGAAATGTAATCTTTTGTATACGTCTTTGGGTACCCTCTAGGGATGTCTGGGGTAGAAGTCTTTGTGTGTGTTTAAAAGAATCAAGTGTTGTTGTGTATACCCCCTTCTCTCTTTCGGGGTCCCCCTTGTTTTTCTCTGCCGTCTCGGTGCGTGGCGCTGCCCGTCTCGGCTTCCTTTGTCTGCGCTCTTTGGAGGTGTTCCTTGTCTTCTTCTCTTTCTTCTTGGGTCTCTGCCCTTCCCGTCCTTGGCTCTGTGGCTTCCGCTGCTCGTCCGTCTCTTGCTGCTTCTGTTCCTCGTGGTTCGTTGTCGGCTCCTGTGTCGGTTGTTGCTGTTGCCTTGTCTGGTGCTGACGCTGTGTCTGTGGTTTGCTCGGACGGTCGTGTTCGTGTCTGCCGTGTCCCGTACGCTGTTCGTGCCTTGGGTCGTCCTGTGTCTCGGGATGCTGTGTTTGCTCGCCTTTCTTCCCGTGTTGGTGGTGCGCCTGTTCGCTTTGTTGCTGCGTTCGGGTATTCTGCTGACTCTTGGTTTGTGGCTGTTGAAGCCGCTTGAGGGCTTTCTCGGTTGGCTCCTTTGTTGGGGTCTTCCGAGAGCGTCTTGCTCTACCTGCTCCTCGGGGTTTCTGGGGTTGGAGTTGTAATGTCAATGGTTACTCTTATCAAGATGTCTGACCTGATTGAGGTGCAACATCATTTAGATGAGTTTAGTATTTATAACGACTCATACATAATTGATGATGTCACTGTTACTGAGCGCAACCTTCGTATTAATTACAAAGGTTTTTGCGCTCTTGGTGATGTTAGCGGTGCTAACGATCAAAGTACTGTATCATTTAGTACTTCTAATCGTGAAGCTATTTGGGAGATTTGTGCTCGGGTTGGTATCCCGTTCAGATTCTTTTGAGATCTTTGTCTATTGGGTGTAACAACCCAATGGAGAACGTATTTCGTTCGTCCGTGCCTGTCGGTTACAGGTTGTCATAGCTCAAGGAGATTAATATGACTAAGTTAATGCACGTTGTTTACATTCTGTTGTGGTCGCAACTGATGGTGTTCTGTGTCGATAAGATACAGTTTGAGGCAATGTATGGTTGGTTCCATGTCATTGGTCTGATCGCTGCAAGCATCTGTGCTGGTGTACAGATTGCTATCCTGTTAATCGAAATCAACGAAGGAGAATGAAATGGCTAAACGTTATAGCTTGACGTCTGATCTTATTAACCGTAGGATCAAGTCTAAAGAGAATGATGTCCTCATTGGACATCCCTGTGGAGCTATTGCTCCTGCCTCGTACTTACGTACGCATCCTAAGGCATCAAGGAATGTTGCTTATTACCTGCAAGGTGATGCATCGTTTGCTGGTGACTTTGAACTCATGCTAACAGAGATGGGTTTGTGTGGCTGCGAGATGCCTCGGTCTACTTGGCGACACCTTAAGTTCTGGGTGTCTAAGGGTTGTCCTCATTGGTCAGGTAATACTGCCTTCTCTAAAGCACTTGTGTGGTGGTGGAAGAGACATGCTTGGTGCTTTGTTCCTAACAGGAACGGTTCAAGCCAAGAAGCAAAGGATGCTGCTGAGTACTATAGAAATATAGCATACTTAGAGCTAGAGAAATTTCAACAAGCAAGGAACAAGGTTGAGTCACCTGTTAACCCACCCTTCTAAGGAGATATTATGTATCAGATAGTTGTAACACACCTTGACGGCTCTAAGGAAGTGCTAGAGTTGTTTAAGGAAGAGCACGAAGCAGATTACGTCTGCAACGAGTTAAACCTTGCTACCACTGACTTCCCAGATGGTACAAGCTACAGTGTTGTCTTTAAAGGAGAATGATATGTACCTAGTATACAGCAATGAAACAGGTAACCTTGTTGATATCTTGTATTCAGCACAAGAGCTGCAACGCAAGTTTCATCCAGAACAAGTCACTGTTCACGTAGTACACGTGTAACTAACTGCTCTTCTCGGGCTTACGGAGAGACCACTTGGGGTAAGTACCAAGCTTCTATTAACAGTCATTACCAAAGGATATAATATGACTACAGCAACTATGAACTTCGCTACTAAAGGCGATACAACTACTGCAATGTTCACTATGGAGACATCTATGTTGATGGTTGTCTACACAGATCCTGCTAACAGGTACGTCTATGCAGTGGATGATAAGGATGTTGTCCGTAAACTCTCAATTAACCGTGATGTTGATCATGCTCGTAAACAATATAAGCACGCTCGTAGCTTAGTTGGCAAACAAGTAAGGTTTGGTGTCACGGCTGGTTGGAGTTCTGACACTTGGTTCAATGAAATCGTAGAAGCTTAAGGAGAAAACTATGAAAGCACGTTATTTACTCTTAAACCCACTCAAAGCAAGAGACTTTGGGTGTACAACAGCAGAAGTCATCGAGTCAGTACAAGAGTTCGGCTGTAAAGTGGTCATGTCACCAGACACAAGTGGGGAAACACTGCTGTATGCTGTGTCAGACAACAAAAGTGTGTTAGAAAACATGGTAAATGAGGTAGAACTCAACGGAATCATCATAGAATACACAGCAATCTATGATCAAATAGTGGAAGGATACTAAAATGGCATTCTTAAGACAAGCCTATGGTAGATATCACCTAGATCTCTCAGGAGAAGAGCTAAATGCACTCACAGACATCATGGAAGAACTCCCTTCTATGAACAAAACAGAGAGAGACATATGGTATCAGATCACAAAACACAGGGATTTCCTAAAACAAGAGGAAAAGTGGCACAGAGATATTGATAAAGAAAGGGAAATGGCGGCAGAAGTAGAACAACAGGTTAAAAAGTTCAAAAAGTGACAAAAAACGTTTAAAAACAACGTTCAGGTTTTCTACACACGAAAACACTCGCAGAATTCCCTCAGGTCTCGCCTTTTTCAC